ATTACCTGTTAAAACTGATTTCATAATGTGCCCCTTAACTTATTTTCGCAAGAATAGGCGAAATAATGAAATAAGCGGTAAACGCTAAACTGAGGTAAGTTGCGGATTTTAGTTTTAATGCAGTTGTAAACATTGTTTTATCCTTTTATCTTTTTATTGCGATCTAGGTCGCTTGTTAAACTCTTCCGAGTCACTTACTTTTTAACTATCCACAGTTTAACGGATTTTATAATTCATGTCAATATTTATTTGACAATTTATAAAAGAATTGTGTTTATGTTACCAAATGTAACATGGTATTTGAGCAAACCTCACAAAATAGGGCGTTTAAATATTACTGCTTACTATATAATAAAATAAATTTCACGCTATCGCAGCATAAAAGCATTAAAATAAGCGGATCAACGGTTAAAATGATAATATTTTTGACTTGCTTATAATTAATAAAATAAATTTCACGGTTACCATCGCTTTAAATCCTTATATAGTAAAAGCATAAAAGGTTAAACGGCGTAATAATAAAAGATTTAAAATTATTTTTGATTGCTTATAAAATAAAAAATAAAAAATAAAAAATAAAAAATAAATTATTGCGCTTTATAGCCTTATAATTAATAGATAATTCACTATTAAGTTATTAATTATGTAATATGTATTGGCGTTATGTTTTAAATGATATAACGCCCTTGAGCTATGATAGTTTAAAGGCTGCGAAGCACTGCTTATATCAACTGATATTAACTATGTTGTTGCAATGTTGATATTAAATGATATAATTGTGTGCGTGTGGAGGCTATCAACGCTGAACTTGTAAGGTTATGAGCCTCTTAATCCTTGCCTCTATTACAGCTCTAATCCTTGCTACTCATTGCATCCATCCAAACCTTATAACCTCATAACCTCACCACTATCCTATTATCATTAAATCTTATACACTTTAAAGCCTTTGAGGCTGTGTAAACGTGCCTATCACTACGCTTTTTAGGCTGTGAACTTTATTTGTTTTTAACTGTGGAGAGTCAATGGGGGAATCAGGTTTTCGCGCGGGTGGGGAATACCTAAAATGCGTATCTTATCCTAAAACCTAAAAGTCTTAAACGAATATAAACCTATCCTCAAGCATACATATCGGCAAGACGCTCAATGCGATACATACCTGTTGCATTCCTACCAGTCTTATTACGTCCACGAACCTGCTTATACCCACGGTACACTACTTGCTCACCGTTCTTGCGACGAACCTGATCCATTGCTTCCATCAACACTCTATCAACATACCCTTCGGTAAACGCAACGATATGCCTACGTTTGAACCACGGCACACGCGCACGTTCCCGATCAACACCTGAGAAGTTATTGTATTTGTCCATGAGATCACGTACCGCTCTTGACCACATCTGGTAAACAATTGCCTCAAACGACTTACCGTATTGTCCGAAGTTGTCAAGACCATGCGCATATACAGCGATAGACTTGCGACAAAGTGCATTCATATTCCCGTATCGCGACATATACCATCGTGCTTGCACTTTGAACACTGACCCCTCTGCGGTTAGCACATCGACTAACCACTGTTGTGCCTCTGGTGAGGTCTTCAACGGTTCGTAACCCATCTCTCGGATCTCTTCTGTGAACGGGGCATAGAACTTCTCGAAACGTGCCATGGGTAAACTCCTCTATACTGTGTTATACTTTCATCATTATATCACCACTAGGACTCAACGTGCTTACAGACGTACAGACTATTGAAGAGATCATCGACTATCTTAAAGTGCGGTTACCGGACAATATGTCCAACGCGCTCTCATCCTCTGAGTTCGAGCGTGGTCGCATCTCGCAACTGTACTCACTCATCTCTGAGTTTGAGTATATGCTGATGCACGATGTTGATAATGAAGACGAGGAGCTGTAATGTCAGTCACTATACAAGAAGAAGCATTGACTGATGACATTATTACATCGCTCTCAACTCTTGCTGAAGAACACAATGATGAAGTGGGGGTGTTCCCTGAGTACCAGTTCGCGCTTGATCATGCACTCTATTTACACCTATATTCTCATGGGATGCTCAAACTGTTTACCGCGATTGATACTGAGACAGCGTTGCGCATTGGGTATATCGTGTATATTGTATCACCCCATCCACATTTCAAAGAAGTTTTAATAGCTAAAGAAGACGGACTCTTTGTTAATAAAGTATATCGTAATGGTTCGTTAGGATTACGGTTGATAAAGTATTGTGATGATGTTCTAAAAACAAAGTATGGTGTCACAATGACTATGCAGATAGCGACTGAAGCAAATGATCACAGTGCAATTCTGTATCGATGTGGATACCACAAGATCGAAACTACATACATGAGGAGATTATAATGCCAGCAGTAACAAGTATTTTAGCAGGGGCTGCGATTTTAGGAGCTGGAACGTCTATTTATTCAGCGCAACAACAGAAGAAGGCATCGGCTAAAGCGTCAGATGCCGCGCAACGAGCTGAGATGGAGGCACGGCGTATCGCTGCGTCGGGTAAACCGATGGAAGAAAGTGCTACACTTGATATGAACACAGGTACAGCGGATACCACGTTAGGTTCGTTGGGTCTTATTGTTAATCCTGATCTTGAGAAGCGTAAGAAGGCTGTCGCGGGTCTCGGTACAGCACCAACTGGTACGGGTCTCGGTAGCGCGGTAACCAGTTCACTTGGGTTTGGAGGGTAATCATGGCTAAATTTGGAGAGTTGTCACCGAAAGAGTTCTATAATAAGTTCTCCGCGGGGCGTATGGATCACGAGAACACGGCGAAAGACATCAGCGAGCTAACGTTACCGTACATTATGATGGAGGATGGTGCGTCATCATCGACTCAGTATAAGGACAAGATCGCTCAAGCGTTCTGCGGACGACTGATCAACACATTGAAGTCTAAGATGGGGATGTCATTGCTACCACCATCGACTTCAAGCTTCAGACTTGAGCCAGATAAGGACGCACTTGATGTCATTACACAAGGTGATCCAGATGCCAAGGCGGTTGTTTACGCTGAACTGTCATCACGCACAGCTCAGATTAACAAAGAGATCGAGGCACAACAGATCCGTGATACCATCTTCGACCTCCTCACTCAGCTTATCGTGGTTGGATCAGTTATTATGGAGAAGAAGGATGGTAAAGGGATTAAGCTTCACACACTGCGTAACTTCACGGTTGATCTTGACTCACGCGGTGAGCCAAGAGCGTTGTGTGTTGTTGAGAAGCTTAAAGACTTACCGGCTGGACTAGACTTCAAGGAGGAGAAGGATGAGTATGAACTCTATACTCTCCTTGAACGTGATCCAGTTATCGAGAACTGGACACTGAGACAGAGTATTGACGATACGCCAGTCGGCACTGAGCTGACTTACAAAGATGAGACTATGCCGTTTCAGTATGTTGGCTGGACTTGGACTGATGGTGACTTGTACCACCGTCCATACGCAGAGGACTACTTACCTGACATGGAGCAGTATAACCAGTTGGCTGACCTCATCACTAAGGGGTCGATCGTCGCTGCTAAAGTCATTCTCTTCGTAGATGAGAAGGGTAATCGCACACGTAAAGCCGACGTTGCCAAGTCCAAGAACGGTGCAGTCATCAACGGTCGCGCGGATGATGTAACTGCGCTTCAGTTACAGAAGAACTTCGACTTCCAAGTGCCGATGGAGCGACTATCGGATATCGGCAAGAACCTCTCATCGGCGTTCTTGATGAACGAGTCGGTTACGCGTGATGCAGAACGGGTTACCGCACAAGAGATTCGCTACATGGCGCAAGAGTTGGAGATGTCATCACTATCAGGTGTCTATTCTAAACTTGCCAAGAAGGTGTCTAAGCGCATTGTCGAGTGGGTGATGGCTGAACTGAAGATTAAGTTCAAAGGGATTGAGGTCAACGTCATTACCGGTCTTGATGCCTTGGGTCGTAGCCAAGAAGGACAGAAGCTCGACGCATATGTACAACGGATGATGACTATGCAGATGTTCAGCTGGCTCGATCAGGGTGAACTCGCACAGCGATACGCGTCATTCGATGGTATTGATACCACCGGACTGCTCAAGACACCGACACAAGTGGCACAAGAGCAGTCTCAAGCGCAAGCTGCTCAAGCTCAACAGATGGGTGTCGAGAGTTTCGCACAACAAGCTGGACAGACCGTAGCCACAGCTCAACAATAATCTCAGTTGTCAAGTATTACTTGACAACTCCTCCTCTTATGTTACACTTTCACATATTATTTAAGGAGTCGTTATGTCTGATACGATCAAGTTGCCTGTTGTAGGTGGTAAAGGTAAGAAGAAAATGACGGTCACAGAGTCTAAACCTGTGAAGACTAAAGATAAGGTAAATGACTAATGGCTGCACCAGTAAGACGCTCTCAAGCGGTTGAAGGTGAAGTTGTTGGTAAGATGGTGAACGTGTTCACAACTGAAGAGTATGTCGCGTATTCAGAAGCCAACGGCACGTATATGGGTCGCCCAGAAGGTGTTAAAACAGTGCTTACCCCAGAAGAGTTTGTGGTATTGAGTCGCGAAGACTGGACACCGAAGCAGATTATGGATAAGCACGGTATTGATCTTGCCGAGTTACAAGCAGTTGCGGATAAAGTTCCGTTGATTATGCAGTTGAAGCGTCGCATCACCTGTACAGATAAACAGATTAAGTGGTAACCGACATGGATGAAACATTAACACCAGATGTCCTACCCATTGATGGTCAAGTCCCAGAGGTTAATCCTGATGATGCTGGCGGTTTACCGTCGGCGGTCGATGAGAACACCTCTAACCTCGATAAGTTTCAGTTAAACGACGAGTTCGTCACTAAGAACTTCAAGAATGGTAAACTGTTTGGTCGCTTTGACTCGTTAGAGGCTGTACTTAATACTTTACAGTCTGTTGAGACTAAGTATTCCAACGTAATGCGGGATATTAAGAGCGACGGTACGACACCTGACACCACAGCCACCGTACCAGAAGTAAGCGTACAAGAGATTGCTCAACCGGTTATCGCTAAATTCGTTGAGAACGACTTTAGTTACGACGGTATGGATGCCGAGATTGCAGACCTTGCTCAACAAACAGGTAAAAGCGTTGCTGAGATTAAACTCGCTGCGCTTGAGATCAAAGAGCAAGTCACTAAAGCGTATTCGGTTGTTGGTGGTAAGGAAGAGTACAACGCGATGCTCAATTGGGCGAAGACAACTCTTGATGAGTCCAAGAAAGCTGATTTTGACAAAGCACTCACCTCAGGAATGGGTGAATACGCAATCAAAGGTCTTCACGCAGATTACACTGCATCACTTGGTGGGGCACAACAACCTCAACGCCTACAAGGTGATGGTAGTGGTAATGTAGGAACGCGCGGTTACGCATCACTTCAAGAGATTGGTCGGGATAAAGCGTATCTCGCAACACAGCAAGGTCGCTCCGACACTGCTGCACAAGAGGCTCATCGCCGACGCATGAACCTCACTCCTGACTCAGTTATTTATGGAAGATAGGGTCACCTATCTTCTCTCCTCTTGACATTCTTCATAAATTAAGTCTATAATTTCACCTGAACGTGTTGGTTGGCTGTGCCAATCAATTAAATCATACTGAAAAATCCTCCTAAAACAAGGTTGATTTCTTTTGTGTTGTAACTGATTGGTACGAAAACTGACTGTAACTATAAAACTCAAAAGGATCAATCATGGCATACACCGGTTCATCAACCCCAAACGTAGGTACAACTTCATCCGCTGCCCTCAATCGTGATATTCACGTTGACACACTTTTGGCTTACAATCGTAAGACCACTTTTATGGACAAGATTTATACTCAAACTATTCAAGGTGGAACTGGTGCTCAGTTTACTATCGAGGGT